CCACGAAAGTGACGGTGCTGCCGTCGCCGGGATCGGTTGCCAACGTGACAATCATCGTCGTGGCGGCGCTGTTGCTAATTTCAATTCGTGTCGGATTGCACGCCATCTTGTTCCCCCCGGAACGGTATGAGCTTGTTTAGTATATCGCGCCTTTTGCCGCATCCACAGCGGTTTCCGGTCACCTTGTCGACCAGCCGCTTGATGCCGGTCCGCTTCGTCACCTGCTCCACTAGGTCGCCGGCCCCGCGCATCGGCTGCGGTACGTGTTCAACCTGTGGGATCTGCTGCCTCATGCGTACCCAAAGTTGAAGGTGATCTGGTGAAGGTTCGCGTCCTCAGCTTCTTCGTTGCAGCCTGTATTGATGCCACCGACACGACACTGGTAGGCCATCGTTTTCGTCCGCAATTCTGCACAGGTGTCCATCCCCGTCGCTGGAAACGGCCCAGGGTACGACTCGGCACCGCCAGCAACGTCGACGCTCACTGTCGCGTTGTTCTGGACTGGTGGATCACAAAACGTGATCCCTGCGGGAAAGCCAGTCGCCGTCGCGTTCACGATTATCGTGTCCACTTGGCTGCCTGTGACTTGGCAGCCCACTATCACCGTCGTCGTCGTCGTCGCCGACCCGCTGGTCGTGTCGTACTCCTCCCACACGCCGAGCCGCTTACACCCGCAGTCAGTAGATCCAGACGTCCCCGTGTACTCGAGGTCGTAGTCAATCTCAAGCTCAAATGAAAACCTGTTTTTCAACGGGAAGGCCGAACCCGGTGGACTGTCGCCAAGGTACGTCTTGTTGACGACTGTTACGCCGGTGATTTCCGAAACCCAGTCTGTCATCTGCGTCGACGACGAAGCCGGTGCACGAGGCTTCGTGCCGGTCTGGCTCCAGCTGATCAGGTACGGCTCGGTCTTCTCGTTGGCGTAGCACCAGGCGACGACATCGCACAGCCGGCTGCCGGTCCCCGGTCCACCGGGGCCGCCTGTGTCGCAGCAGCAGCCAAGCATGCGAATCAGGCTCATGGATCGCAGGACCCTTCAAACTGGTTCGGCCAGGCGACGAAGATGCACAGCTGGTCGCCGCCCTGGTAGTACCAGCCGGGCACGACTGCACCGATCGGGATCGGATACAGCTCAAAGTCGGCCGGAATGGCGCTGCTCGTCGGATCGACGCCCATCGCGTTCGTGTCGCTGTTCTGCGTCTCGTAGACGTTCCACGCCGTGACGTAGGTCTGATCGGAACTGACGCCCTTCACCGGGGCCGTGTCGGCAACGATCACTTGCAACGACACGGGCGACACGACGTAGCGCCATTTGTTCTGCCCTACCGCCGGCGATCCCAGCTCGATCTCGGTGCTGGAGATGATCTCATAGAGCTGCGTCGGCCCTTGCACCGTGTTCAGGTAGCTGGGCGGGTTCATGCTGTTGCGCTCGAGATGTAGGATTGCTCGTCTGTCGTGAAGAATGACGCAAAGTCAACGCCAGTCAGGTAGGGCTGTTTCCAATAGACACCACGAACATGGCCGACGGATCGCGGGTCGCCGTTGTAGGTCATGGTCCCCATCGTCGTCATGAACGTCGGCCGAGGTACCTGGTAGGCATGGCGAAACGGATGCGAACTGCATTTGAACATGACAGACGTCCATTCGCCGTCCAGCACCTTCCGTTCGATGCCGGTACACAGCAGCTCTCCGATGCCGAAGCCGGCGAACGCCGCATTGTTCCGCTTCCCAACGAATCCAACAGCGCTCTCGGGCTTGAAGGTGTCAGCGACGACCGTGCCCAACGTGCTGAAGTACGCGCCCCGCCGCAGCACCTCGATCGAAATGTCTACCACCGGCAGGATGATGCTGATCGGGTTTCCGTTCCAGTCTAGCGGCGTGCCACCGATGTCACCGGCTGGTCGATACGTTCCGTCGTCAGGATCTGCTGCGGTTGGAACAGACCCCGCAGATGTCTCGAGATTACTGTTGTTCACCCATTCGCTGTCGCTAAACTCGGTCGTGCTGCTGGTGCTGGTCGGCAGCTTCGGATCGCCTCGGTACACCTGCACCGACTGACCCCCCACCGAATTGCTCAGGCGGATCGGGACGTCGCCCGGCTGACTGGTCGCTCCCCAGTCGTATCGAGTCAGGCCGATCGTGATGTCTGTGCCGGCCCCGTCCTGCACTGTCTGGCAGCTGATCGTTCGCACCACCATGTCGGCGCTGAACTGCACCACGCTGTCGACGAGCAGTGGACGACCAGGAATCGCAAGGATGCCGGCGTACCCCGGCGACGTCAGCAGCTCGGATCGAACGATTGCTGCGGTGTCGTTGTCGGTGTACGGAGAAACCATCACCCGGTAGGTGACTGAATCCGAGATCGCGCCAAAGTGTTCAGCGCCGGCCGTCGAGTTCGTCAGCAGGATGCGTTCGTAGGTCGTCGTCATCGCTCAGTGGCTCCCACCGTGTCTCCGGCCGCGAACGTCCTGATAGAACTGCCAAGCAAATTCTGGAATAGGGCCTGCCCGGCTGCTTGAAGCTGACCCAAACCGCTTTCCCCTCGAGCCGCAGCGCCGACAGCCCCCTGGAATGCTGACATGCCAGCTTCCGTTTGAAGTCCAGCAGCAACTGCTTTTCCGAGCGCCTTCTGGACCAGCCCGTCAAAGTATTTCAGCAGCCCCACCGTTGCATCGTAGATTCCCGCCAATCCGTCAACGATGACGCTGAAACCTTCCTTCATGTCGTGCCACCAGCTCGTGATATCGCCGATGAGGTCAGCGCTGGTCAGGTAGTCGGCAAAGCTCTGGAGCCACGGCGCGATCGTGTCAGCGACTGCGGCCGCCAGCCCAAAGAGCGGTTCCTTCATCTTCATGAGCGCGTTCGCGAACGCCGGCGACAGGTTCATCAGCAGTCCGATCGCCTGGCTCAGTCCGAATCCGCCGATGCCGGCGACTGCCATGCCCTTCAGCGACAGCATCCCAGAGAACGCACCGCTGATCTTCTTCCTCAGCCCGCCGAGTGCCTTCGTGAGCTTTGACGTATCGGCACCGAAGAGGACTGTGAGGTTGCGTTTTGCCATCGTGCTAGCTCCTTGCCGATCTCGTCGTCGGTCATTTTCCGCTTGCCGCTGAGTTCCTGTAGCAGCACGTCGAGATCAAGCGCCTCAAGATCGCGGACCTGTTCCATGGTCCAGCCCAGACGAATCGCAAGCGCTGCGATCAGTCGCCGGTGTTCAAGCCGTTTCGGGCCATCACCTCGTCCATGCATGCCTTGAACTCCACGACGTCCATGTCCCGCACAACGTCGGAATCCAGCCCGTAGCATCTTGCGACCAGGGCGACCGCCTGTTCCTGTTCGGGCAGGTCGGCAGTCTCCTCGAGATCCCGCATGCGGATGTTGCGTCGATAGGTGTGGTCCATCAGCTGGCTCCGCTGCCTTCGATGATCGTGATGCTGACGCTGTTGGCTTCGTCGACGGATCCAGAGGTTTCGGTCGACTCGACGTACCACGACACCCCGGCGGCGTCCATGGTGATGTTGCCAGTGATCGTCCAATCGATCAGCGTGCCGGCCGTCGGGATGTTCGCAAGCGTTGGGGCCTTGCCGGCCACCGTGATCTGGTACGGGTTTCGAAGGCCCGGCACCTGAAGACGTCGGCCGCTGTTCGCTGCGGTGAAGTCAACCGCAGCCACATCGCCGCCAGCGAACGTCAGCGAATCCAGCGGGATGTCGACGGCTGGAGTGGTGCCAGTCACTGCCCATAGGAACGATGTTCCGTTGAATGAAGTAGCCATGTCAGCTCCCGAAAGTCAGAACAGTGGAAAGGGTCGTGGTGTACACCGGCTTCGTGTCTGCACCACGCAGAATGAGATCGCCAGATCTGCTGGTTTCGCGGGTCATGAAATCGGTCGAGCTGACCAGGCCCGCCAGCAGAAGGTCAGTCAGGTCGTCGGCAAAGATCCGCGACGTATGCATGATCAGGAAGACGAATCTCGCGTGATACGGCGCACCAGATCCGCCGGCGGTCTCAGTCGCTCCGGAGTCCTCGAGGGTCCAGATCACCGCCGGGATGTCGGTCTCTCGGTTCCGGATGTCTGGCGAGCAGGAAGCCGAGAGGCTTGCCGTTGCTGCCTTGATCTTTGCGTCGGCTTCAGCGAATGACATTTGCCAGCTCCTTCGGCGTCATCGTCTTGCCCTGTGCCATCTGCGTCGTGACGGCCGTCGCCATCGCGTCGACCACTCGGTCCCGCATCGCCTTCGCAATGCTGTACCGGATCTCCCGGCCCTCGATCTTCTTCGACGCCTGCCACTTTGTTCCCTTGCCAGGAATCCAGCCCCACTCGATCGCCGGCGCGAGGAAATTGAAGTACTGCTTGTCGTTGATCCAGCTTCGCGTCTCAACGCCTCGAGCCTTGAACTCGGTGCGGATCGACCAGCTGCCCTTCTTGGTGATGCCGGCCCGGAAGCCTTGAATCTTCTTCTCTTTGTCTTTCTTCTTGAACGTGACCGCACCGCCCTTTCCCATTCGGCTGCCCTTGCTGCTGCCGGTTTTGCCATAGGTCAACTTGGCGTATTGATCCCTGGCTTCGGCGTTGATCATGTCGAGGGCCGCCTTGTGGGCGTTTCGGATCGCCCGCTTGCCATCCTTGCCGAATCGCAGTGCGTCCTTCTCGAACTTCTTCAAATCCTTCGACTTAAACCGAACGATGTCGTGGATGTACAGGGCGTCGGTCATCGTTCCACCGCCACAACTGTCAGCTCAAGATCACGCCGCAGCCCGTTCGGGTCGCGGATCTGCTCGATGTCGTAGTAGACGTCCCGATATCGCACTCGCCAGTCGAAGCCGATCGACTCCGTGAACGGCATGCGGATCAGGGCGGTGAGCTGCCCAGACTGCCGGATCTCGCCGTCGTCGGTCTTGCTGACACGTTCCACCCGGAAGTCGACCATTGCGGTGAACTCGAGCGTATATGCGACAGTCTCCGAGCCGGCTGCGTCAGCCGTTTCGGAGGCGCTGTAGAACTGAACGGCATGACGTCCGCCGAAGCTCACAGGCCCCCCAGTTGGTAATTCTGGATCAGGGTTCGCAACGACAGCGGGACGTTGTTGTACGTCATCGTTGAAACACCCTCCCGATCGGTGAACAGGTGGTTTCCCAGATCAAACACGGCCACCTTCACATCGGCCGGCACGTCGCCTGTGACGGACATCGACGCCCGATACTCGCATCGGGTGTCCCAAGTCCCGGAGGCCGTCAGACGGAATTCTGTGGCCCCCCAGACGTTCGCCAGATACCAGTCCGTCGTGACCGCGCCTTCGCTGACGCCATCGCGGTACTTCGTGACGCTCGAGATCGTCGGCGACGGCCCGAACGGAACCTGCATGCCTGGCAGGATCGCAATCTCGATCGTCGTCGCCCGCAGATACCAGTTGGTCGCCTTCTCCCACATCGACACGCCGGCGTCCAGCGACCGTTGCAACGCAGAGTTGTCGTCGGTCCACGGAATGCGACAGTGATCCCGGAACGCCGCGAGCTGGAAATTGTGCGCCGACTGGCTGGTGATCTTCATCGTTACCCCGCAAGCCAGGGCCGGGACCCGAAGGCCCCGACCCCGGAGAAAGGCTCAACCCATCAGGCCAGGACGAGACGCCCGGACGACTCAGGCCGCAGCCATCGACCGTCCGAACGGAGGAACGTCCTGTACGCCGTGATCCCGCTCGCCCCGTTGGTGAACGGGTCGATCTGGCTGGTCACGCCTTGCCTGTCTGCGACCACGTAGGATTCGCGGGACAGGAGCACCGCCGCGAAGTTCCCGGTGGTAGCGGCCGGCATCGCATCCGACACGAAGATCGGATAGCCGAGCAGGTTGAAGCTGGCTCGAGCATCCTGAGCGGTGCCAGTCGCCGCCGGCAGCAGCATCGGGCGGCCGTTCTGGTCGTCCAGGGCAAGGAGCGCCCGGAACATCGCGGGACCGACAATCCAGCTCTTCGGCAGGTTCCAGTAAGCCGCCTCCATGCCGAACGCCGTGTTGACGAGGTCGTCATAGGTGACGGCCGCCGCAGTGGTCGCAGCCGCCGCAGTGGTGTCGGCAGGAGCACCAGGAACAGCGGTAAAGGTGCTCGCCAGAATGCCGTCGACATCGGTGGCGTTCTGAGCAGCGCCGGTCCCGAGGTACTTGCCTTCCCAGAAGAAGCCGTGTGCTTCGGCGTGCTGCTGGAGAATTTCCTGCACCGTGCCGCCTCGAGAGTCCGCAAGCACCTCTTCGGTAACAAGGGTTTCAGCGGCCGACTTGAACGAACGGATCCGCAGCTTCGTGAAGTCCGGATCGA